GGCGTTGAAGTCGCGGGGGGCGGTGAGGTAGAGGGTTGTGTCGTCCTGCCCGAGGTACTCGAGGGTGGCTATCCAGGTGTTGTAGTTCTCGGGGTCGATGTCTTTTCGGAGGTGAGCGAGGGCGAAACCCCAGTCGTCGGGGAGTTCGCGCAGGGTGGCCGGGAGGGGGGTCGGGGGAACCGGAGCGGAAGGGGTGGACTTTGTGGACGGGGTGGACAGGGTGGACAGGGTTGACGATGTTTGGGCGCCGGGTTTGTTTTGGTGTTTGATTTCGTCTTTCCAGCGGCGGGCGTTGAGCCAGGAGGCGGGGTTGGGGATGTACTGGCGGTCGTCGGGGAAGGTGTTGGCGGCGATCTGGGCGCGGAGGCCGACGAGGATTTCTTCGCGGGTGGCGGCGCCGGGGCCGGTGGTGGCTTTGGCCCAGGCTCGTTCGGCGGCGCCGGGGGCGACTCGCTTGGGGTACTCGGCGTAGAATTCGGCGAAGCCGGATGGGGTGTTTTTGGAGCGGGATTTTTGGGGTTTCGGAGCGGGATCGGCGGGAAGAGTTTCCCCCGTCCCCCTTTCAGAAGTAGAAGAAGATTTACTACATTCTATTCCATTCCATTCCATTCCAGTGTTTGTATGTTTTTTTTCTTCTTCTTTTGTATGCTGTTTTGTATCTTCGTTTTGTATCGTTTTTGTATGGCGTTTTGTATTCGCCTTTCCCCACCGCTTTCGTATGCTGTTGGTCCTAACCTCACTGATATGAGCGTCCCGCTTGGTGCGGCGGCAGTAGATTCTGTTTTGCTCGTCGCGGGAGAAAACTTCGTTGCGTTCGAGTTCGGCGAGGGCGGAGAGGGTTTCCGACTCGGGTCTTCCGACCAAAAACGGGAGGTCTGTTTCGGGGAAAATCATGGTTCCGTCGGTCTGTTGCACCATACAAATTATTTCGAGCCAGAGGCCTCGAGCGGCGAGGGAGCAGCGCTTGAGGTTGATGTCGCTGCACCAGTCGCCGTAGAAGAGGGGGAGGTAGGGTTTTCGTTCGGTCATGGTTCAGGCCTCGGTGAGGTTGGTGACGTTCATGGTTTGGGAAAAGGCGAAGGTTTTGACAAAGCCTTTTCCGTCTTGATAGGTGCGGTCGCCGGTCTTGAGGCAGGTTTCCCGGACTCCGAGGAAACTGAAGCGGTGTCCCCTTGGGAGTTGGTTCCAGGCTACCCGTTGGTTGGCTTTGATGGGGGGACTGGGGGCTGGATTTTGCATGGGGGGGGCTCTCCTGTTGGAGGGGTTGGGACCGGCGACCGCGGGGGAAATCAGGGGATTACGAAGATTGTCGGCTGAACCGGTGGGACCGGCTCCGGGTGGTTTCTCCGGAGTTTGTCCGCGTAGCGGAGGGCGGGGGTTCCGTAGTCGGTCATCGAGGTTCGTTTCTCTTCGTTCCACTTTTCGCGGAACTGCCGCTTTTCTTCGGGGGACATGGTCTTGGTGGCTTCGTCGAAAAGACGCCTGTCGGAGGCGTCGCCGTAGAGGATGCTTTCCAGCGCGTCGGCCACGGTCCAGGCGTTTTCGTCGAGGTATTGGTTCAGGTCGGTCGGGATTGCTTCTGAGGCCCAAACTTCATCGGCAAAAAGGGGCCGGACGTGTTCTCCGTCTTCGAGGCGCTTCAGACCGATCATGCCGCTCTGACAGATCATGAGGAATCCGACCTGCAAGGCTTGTTCGTTGTCGGTCTCGAATGTGATTTTGTCCGATGGGGTAATGATTTCGTAGAGGTTCATTGCGGGGTCTTCCTTTGGGGGTGTTTTCTCGCGCAAAGGCGCGGAGACGCTGGGAATAGCAAACTGCAACCGATGGAACCACGGAAGACACGGAACACACGGAAAACGCGACCGCTCTATGCGGGGGGGACGCATGTCCCGGAGGTGGGACTGGGGGTTTCTCTGGGTTTTTCGGATAGGGCGCGCGTGAGGTAACCGGTGACTTTGGAGCCGGGGGTGCGGGGGCGCAGGATGCCGATGGCGAGGAGGCTGCCGTCTTTGTTGATGGCGATGAGGACGGAGTCGAGGGGGGTGGAGCAGGCGGCATGGCGTAGGCATTTGATGAGGTTTTCGAGGGCGGAAAGGCTGCATTGGATCTTGGCGGCGGCGGGGGGATCGGAGAGTTCTTTGAGTGTTCCCTCGGGGTTGTGGAAGGTCTGGCTGGATTCTTCGAAGGTGATCCGGCAGGTCTCGGTGTCGGCGATGATTGCGTCGTCGTATTCCTGGATGGAGATGCCGGGGGTCATGGCCATGACTTTGAGGAATTCGTCGGCTTCGAGGAGGACTTCGCGGTCGAGGGTTTCGATTTCGGGTTCGTAGGTGGCGATGACGGCGAAGGCGTGGTTTCTGCCGATGGCTTTTGTGTTTGAGATGAGGAAGGGGCTGCCCTCTTTTTTGTTCCGGGCGGCCCGGGCGCAGGCGATGATTTCGGGGGTGATGAGCATGGGGTGGTCCTTTCGGGGGTGGTCCCTCTCCCCTGCCGCCTCCTGGGGCTATTTGCCCCGCCCTGGAGGCGGAGGCGGCGAGGGGGGGTGGTGATGAAGTGGGGGACGGGCGCCGCGTCCCCCGGGTGCTGAGTTTGTGGACTTCGACCCCATCCTGTTGATGGGTCCCGCGCCCAAGGCTACGGGGTGACGCCGGTGGTGCTGGGTGAGGTGGTGCGTCGGGTTACTTCATGGGTCTTTCCTCCCTGTCTGGTTTCGTGCTTCTGTGGGGCCTCCGATGGAGGCCAAACATTTTAAAGAGAAGAGGGTCGTTTTGGGTTGCCGGTCTCTTCCGGCTGTCACACCACTTCCTCTTTTTGAGTCGTTGCAGGTGTCACGAGGTTTTGTTGTCAACTTTTCCTTTGTCGTGGGGCTTGCGTTTTTATGACGATCTATCCACGCCTTCTCGGAGAAACGTCACTCTCCATAGTCAACTCTTTTGCGCGGCGGGCCGGGCTTGATACCGGCTGTCTTGGCATTTAACGAGTACGGCTGGGACGCCTACCTATCCAAGTTGACGTTTTCTCCCTTTAGCCTCGGGAAAATACTCAGCGTGTCCTTCCACGCCGCCGCCGCGCAAATCTTGGTTTCTTCTGGGTCTCCTTCTTCTGTTGTGTGTCTCGCGCAGAGGCGCGGAGACTCTGGGAACCTCGAACCTCTGCTGGAACCGATGACCGCAACCGCTACCGACGGAACCACGAAAAACACGAAGGACACGAAAACCGCAGGGTCCGGGGTGCGGGCGGCGCGGGAGGTCAAAATCCGGCTTTGGCGTAGATCTCGGAGGGTTTCATTCCAAAAGTCTCCGCAATTTTCCGAATTCTGTTTGTTCCCCATGGTCTGGCGTTGTTGAGGAGCATCGAGATCTCAGACTGGTTGATCTTTGTTTGCTTCGCGAGTTTCAGTTGGGTCAGGCCTCGCTTTTGGATTTCCTTTTTCACCACGGTGCTGATCGCTTGTTCCATTTCGGCGTCACGAGTTGTCATTTTCTATCCTCCTGCATAGCGATTGCTATTTAGCATTCTAAATATGTAAATCGCAATAATTTTTTTGACAAAAAAAGCCGGGGTGTGATAGATTGAATTTTGGTGGGTTGCGGAAGAAAATTCACTGAAGTGTGAATTACACTGGAGGGGAATGGCTATGAGAACGGGGCAAAAGCGAATCGTTTCGCGGGAGGTTGACCCAGACGATGCGGCAGATTGGGCTTTCGCCGAGATGATTGGGGTACGGATCGTCGCATTGATGGCTGCTCGGGGGTGGCTTCAGGGGGATCTGGCGAAGGCGTCTGGAGTTACGCAATGTGCGATCTCCCATTATGTTCGCGTATTGAAGCAGCACCCGCGTGTGCGCGAAATGCGGCGGATTGCCGAGGCTTTCGGTTTGAAACTTTCCGAATTCGTGGAGCCGGATGTGGATGTCGTACGTCTTGAGAAACTGCGGCGGGGGAAAAACGGGGCTTGAGCCGGTCTTCTGGCCTTCGTGCGGCAGACGTCAACAACGCTTTCAACTCTTCTTCTTCCTACTACATTTACGGCTTAACTGCATAGTCTGTGCCAAATACGGGGACAGGCTATTTCCGTTTTTATGCCAGGGAGTTTACCTGTCCCTGTAATCCATTATTTTGTGTTGTTTTGCTGGAAATGAATGCAGAATATGGGCCGCATTTTGTTTGCGCGGTTGGAAGGGGGCGGGGTAGGCTCTGCGGCATGAGTGACGTGGATGTGCGGCAAGTGCTGAAGGATCTTCTGGACAGTCGAATGGAAAAATTCGGTCTGGGGAATAAGCAATTGGCGCTGTCGGCGCGGCTGTCGGAGAGTATGGTGTCGGCGGTGCGGCTGAAGAAGTGCGGGATTTCGGTGGAGAATGCGGTGAGTCTGCTGGAGCAGTTGGAGGTGGATTTGCTGGGTTTTCTGGTGTCCGCGGGGTCGGGGCGCGGGGCGCACGCGGGGACGGGGGTGGACTGGGCGCCAATTGTGGGGGCGTGTGGGTTTGCTCTGGAGGGTCTGCCGGGTTTCTGCGGGGTGCGGCTGTGGAAGCGGCGCCGGGGGGCGCTGGCGTGTGTGCGGGAGGTTTTTCGGTCGGGGCTGCGCGAGGGGCGGTGGGAGGATGTCGCGGCTTTGACGGTGGTGGGGGATTTGTTGACGCCTCTGGTGGGTAATGGGGACAGGGTGCTGGTGCTGTTGGGGGCGGGGGCGGAGTTGGCGGTGAATGATCTGGCGGTGGTGGATCTGGGTGGCCGGGCGGGGGTGGCGCTGGTGCGGTGGCAGGAGGGGGCGGTGGCGCTGGCGCTGAATGGTGCGGCGGGGGTGTGCCTGGGGGCGCGGTTCCCGGAGTGGCGGCTGGTGGGGCGGGCGGTGGGGGTGGTGCGGGTGTTTTGAATTGAGAATGGATAATGGATAATTGACAATGGATAATGAACCGCTACCGATGACCGCAACCGCGAACTACAACCGCAACCGATAGGGTTCGCGCAGAGGCGGGGGGGCGCAGGGAATTGCAACCGATGACCGCAACCGACTGAACAACGAAAGGGACGAAAGGACACGAAAACCGCAGGGGGTTGGGGTTTTTTCTTTGTGGACAAGGGGTGGGCGCGCGGCGTAGGATTTTTCCTAAGTTGCGCGTTTTTTGTTGTGCTATCGTTGTTTGCCCGGAGGGTGAAGATGGAAAAGCATGCGAGGGGGATCGGGGCGCTGGACCCGGAGGATTTTCAGCGGGATGCGGCGTCCTGGGCGGCGGGGGAGCCGGATCGGGTCGCGGCTGCTGCGAAGGCGCGACAGGCCAGGCTGGAGGAGGAGGCTTTGCGGGCGGCGCGGGCGCGGGAACGGGACGCGGCGGCGCTGGGGCAGGGGGCGGATGTGGAGGCGCCACGGCCGGGTGCAACGGGGGGGAGTTGGGGTGCCTCGCCGTCGTATCGGTCGCTTTTTTTGTGTCCGGCGTGTCGCAATGAGGTGTCGAAGCGGGCTGTCTCGTGCCCGAAGTGCGGGCATCCGATCAATAAGTCGAGTCCCTGGGCGGTTTTCTTGATGATTGTGCTGTGGGGGGTGATTCTGGTTGTTCTGGGTCCGGTGTTTCTGCGGCTTTTGTGAGGGTTGAAGGGGAGACCGCAACCGATAGGGTTCGCGCGGAGTCGCGGAGCGCGGGGGACTGCAACCGACAACTGCAACCGAGGAACCGCCACCGCCTACCACAACCGATTTGAACCACGAAAGGGACGAAAGACACGAAAACCGCCAAAAAATTCAGGGGTTTGGGGGGCCCTGTTGGGGGTTTTCTTGAAAAATGCAGGGGGTTTCAGGGCCCTGTTGGGAGTTTTTGGCGGGCGAGGTCCCGCTGGATGCTGGCTGCGGAGGTGGCCCCGCCGTGGCGGTGGCAGAATTCTTCGAGGGTGAGGGTGAGGAGGTCGTCGGTGCGGTCGGCCCACCAGGCGGCGTAGGACCACTTGAGGCCGATGAGGCTGCGGAGGCGCTTGATTGCGGTTTTGCGGATGGGAAGGATGATGTCGCGGGGGCGAGGGGTGGACTGGAGGTAGTCGCAGAGGGGCTGGGTGAGGATGGTGGCGACGCCTCGGCCGCCTCTTCCGCGAGGCTCTCCCTTGGGCCAGCCAAGGTGGAGGGGGAAGCCGTGGGGGGTGGGGCGGGTTTCGTGGATCTCCCACTCGATGCCGGAAATGTCTGTGCAGGTACCGATGATGATGGCGTGTCTGGACATGTCTGATCCTTTTCTCACTTGGCGGCGCGGGGGGGGCGCGGGGCGATGAAGGAACCGCAACCGATTTCGACCACGAAAAGCACGAAAGACACGAAAAACGAAAATTTTTCAGGGGTTTTCAGGACCCTGTTGGGGGTTCCTCTGGATGCTCCTCGATGAGGCGCCAGAGGAGGCGGATGTGTGCCTGGCGCTTGGGGCGCGAGCGGCCTTTCTCCCAGAACACGATGGATGCCTGGGAGCAGCCGATGGTTTCGGCAACGGCTTCCTGGCTGAGGCGCGCACGGATGCGCGCGGCTTTGATTTGGTCTGCCGTGGGCGGCAGGACCGGAGATTGGAAGAGTTCTTTGGGCATGTGCGACGGTCTTTCTTCAGTCGAGTTCGAAGCGGTGGGCTATGCCCAGGCGCGCGAGCCGGCGGTATTTTTTCTGGAAGTAGGCGGCGCCGGCGGGGCCGAATTCTTCGATGAGGGAGCGGTCCCTTGGGGGATTGACTGCCGGGGAGATTCCGAGGATCTCTTTGATCTTGAGGATGGTTGTCTCCTGGGTTTGCTCGCTGCGGGTCATGGCTGTCTCCTTTTTTTTTCTTCGAAAATTCAAGGGTTCACCACAAGGGTGAACCGAAACCGATTTTGAACCACGAAAGGCACGAAAGACACGAAAACCGCAAAAAATACAGGGGTTTTCAGCGCCCTGTTGATTGTGTCTGGTCGTGGGCGACGGCGCACAGGACACGGAGGACCGTGTTGGTCGGTTCACCAATTTTCTTGGCGACATCGAATGCGATTTGTGACCGCAAATTTATCTTCTGGCATGCCGCGAATCGTTCAATGTCGGCACCATCTATCCTCTCTGCTATGTGATTATCTGCGCAGATCCGCAAAGCCCGCAAAACCATTCCGGTTGGTTCACCAATTTTCTTGGCGACATCAAAGGCAATGTCTGACCGAGACCGCGAATCTTTCGCGGTCTTGAATCTTTCGACATCTTCTGCCTCCATCTTATCTGCCAAAAGAATATCTTCTCCGTTTTCTTCTGCCTGGAGGTTGCGCAATATGGATTCACGCTCTCGGCGGCGAATCTGTTTTTCCCGTTTCCGGGCTTCAATGTCCTCTTTTTGTGCGGCACGGTATTCCTGGATTCGTTCTTTCTCGCGGGGGGTCGGGTCGGCGAAAAACGCAACTGTGGCATCTTTCGCCTGCTCGAGGTTGCTGCCGTCGGGGTCAACCGAAATGTCTTCGCTGCAATAACATTCGGGGTGGTCGGCGAAACGCACTTTGTATTCGTGACCATCGTTTTCGATCGTCACGTAAACAGTGCCCGTTTGGGCTGTCATCGAGTGGACATTTTCAAAGTGGCTTTTCGCCCATTTTTCGAAGGATTCGGCTTGCTTGTGGTGCTTGCTCATTTTTTCCTCCACGCCTTTTTTTTTGAAAAATACAGGGGTTTTCAGGGCCCTGTTGGGGGTTTTTGCTGCGACCAGGACGGGATGGGGATGGGGCGGTCGCCCTTCTGGCCGCCCGCGGCCCAGGCCAGGGCGGCGGGGGTGAGGTCCACGACGTCGCTGCCGACGACCGGGACGGGGAGGTTGTAGCAGGAGCGGGCGTGGTCGGTTGTCCAAGTGACGCCCGAGGCGAGGGTGGCCAGGATTATCTTGGCGGCGCCGTATGGGCAGCCGCGCAGGCGGGCCTCCTGGGCGAGGACTCGCTCGGCCTGTAGGTTGCGCTCGGCGGTGCGGTCGGGGGTGTCCCTGGTCCCCTTGAGGGGGGGCACGGCGCCGAGGGCGACGCGCAGGGCTTCCTGGGCCGCGGCGAGGGCGGAGCCGTTGAGGAGGGCCTCCTGGACGGCGGCGTCGGTCTCTGCGGTGGCGGCTCTCTCGGCAGCCCCGGCGGCGATCTGCGCGTTGGCCGCGGCAGAGGACGCAGTGGTGCCCGCGGTGCGGGCGGCCTCGGCGGCGGCAATGGCGGCTGTGGCTGAGGCCTGGGCTTGTTGGGTGGCTTCAGCTGCGCGGGTCGCGGCCTGCGCGGCTACCGTGGCCAATTGCTGGTTGAGCCAGTCCACGATCTCTGGAGCCCAGCGGCGGACGGTGGCCTGTTGGGGGGTCTCGTCCCTGGGCGGGAGGGCCGTCGAGAGGGCTGTCAACTCGGCTATTTGCTCGTCGGCACGGCGGGAGGCGAGGGCGTGTCCCACGAGGGCCTTGGCTTCAGCGGGGTGGGCCGCCAGGGCCGCCTCCCAGGTCCAGGAGGGGCAGCATAGGAGTCTGGCGACCCAGTCTGCTCGTGTGTCCTGGCGGTGGTCAATCCACCAGGCGGCGCGCTGGGTCTTGCGGGGGTCTTTGCCGCCAGCCTTGACGATCTGGTCCATGATCTCCCAGTGTGCGTCGATCGCGGTGCGGCGGAGGGTCTCGGCCCATTGGATCTGACGCTCGGTGCCGATGAGGTCAGGCAATCCCTCTTTGCGTGAGGCGTGGGCTGCCTGTCTGGAGGCTTCGGCTCGCGCGGCGGCCTCGCACTCCTTACAGACGCCCTGGGCAATCCCGGCGGCCTTGCGGTCGCGGTCTTTGTGCGGTCCATAGAGTTGGTGCTGCTCGGTGTGGCCACAGGACATCTCGATCTCTGGCCATGCCATGATGGGGGTCTCCTTGCTGAGGATAGTTAATTGATGCAAGACCTGTCGTAATACTCCCGACCAAGCCGAGAGTTGATCTCTTCGAGCAGCAGGTCCAGGCGGTCCCGCCGGTGAGACCGGCAGGCGTCGGCGTAGGATTCGCGGGTCATGTTTTCGTAGGGCTCGGGGGGCGCCCCAAAAAACTCGGTGACCATGTAATCGCGATCCTCGGTGGTGTATCTGTTGACCTTCGCGTCGCGCTCGACCTCGGCGCTGGTGCGCTGAGCCAGGAGGGTCAACTCCGAGATAGTCAGGTAGGGCATCAGTACGCGGACCTTGTCGTGATCCCAGAGGACGGTTAGCGCCAGGTCCAGGGCGATCTCACACGACCCAGCCAACATAAGGGCCTCTGAGAGGATCGTGGCGCTGTCACAATCGCGGGCGATGCTGTAGAGGGCTACTTGCTTGCGGGTGTAGGTCAGTACGGCCTGATTGGTGAGGTGGTCTCTCGATACTGTAATGTCTGTAATGTCTGTAACGTTGCTGGTCATGATGGGGGTCTCCTATCTGCTTCTGTTTTCCCCGACCTCAAGGCCGGGTGGAATCCTTACTACACACGCTCGACCAAGGTCGAGTCAAATACGATCAGCCCGTCGGGGGTGCGCACGGCCATGATCCCGCGCGGCTCCAAGACCTTGTCCCAGACCACCTGGACCGCGTCCGCGCAGTCCCAGAGTCCGGCACTGTCCACGATACTTGATGGGGAGATGAGGGCGGCGATATCCTGGGCGTTGTCGCGCAGGTAACTGTCGTCGCAATCTGCCAAGCCTTCCGCGGCCGCATCTACCAGGGATGAGGCGTCAACAGCCCCTGTATCGCTGGCTCTATAGGCATACTGTCCATAACCACAGCAGACAGTCTCGCGATCGGCTGCGAGCATCATCCATGGGACATCTTTGATCCCCGTATCTGAGTTGCTATACCGCCAGTAGTCGGCCATGAGACTGCCCTCCCCTTACATTATGCGTCATATTACATCTCTGGGCTCTACGTGTAAAGTGTTTTTTTATTTTTTTTTGATACTCTGGATAAGGATGTTTCCGGGCAGATCTCTTGAGGGTTATAGCTTGCGATCTTGTCTTGCGTATCACCAGACTGTTTCCTGGTGTCTATTCCCAGGGGGTGCGCTTTGCTTTCTCTCCCTCCAGTCAGGCCTCATCTTTTTCTGTTTCTTTTTTCCGTATTGGTTTGATTTTAGCATTATCCGTGCCAATAACTAATTGGGTTGGGTCCTTTCTGGGGGTGGGCCGCGCGGTGGGCGACGCCCCCATTTCGATACTTTTCTGCACAAAACCGGTGAAATGGTAAGTAAGTAAGTACGACAGGCGGGGTGGTTTGGGGGCGAGGGTGCGGTTGGGGTGTGGTTTGGCCCGAGATGGGGTGTGTTGGGGGTTCCAGTGGAGGTTGAGGGAGGGTGGTATTGGCGGTTTTGGACGGGGGTGGATGCAGTATTTTGGCGGGTTTTTGTTTGACTGGTGGGTGTGTTTCGCTTTTTCTTCGTGTTGCGGGTATTTTGGGGGCGAAAGGGGGTAGGAATCGTGGTTTCTCGAGGTCCGGTGCGGTGGTTTGGTGGGAAAGGAAACATGGTGGCGAAGTTGCTTCCTTTGATTCCTGAACATCGTCGATACGTGGAGGTGTTCGGTGGGGGTGCGGCGTTACTTTTCGCAAAGGAACCGTCTGAAATCGAGGTTTACAACGATCTGGATGAGGGTCTGGTTCATTTCTACAGAACTCTCCAGCGAGAAGAGACGATGTGGCCGCTTCTTCGGAAGTTGTTCCTCTCACCTTACGCGCGAGCGGATTACGATGCGGCGCGGGCGACCTGGAAGGACGAGCAAGATCCGGTGGAACGAGCCTTCAAGTGGTATAAAGTGGCCCGGTGGAGTTTCGGAGGGATTTTCGGGAATTCCTTCGGGACTGTGACTTCTTCAAGCACACGCGGTATGGCCCAGACGGCGGGTGGTTGGATTTCTACGCTGGAGAGTTTCCCGAGATTTCACGCCCGGATCATGCGGGTTCAGGTGGAGAAGCAGGACTGGAGGACGATTCTCAAGCGTTACGATTCTAAGGAGACCTTTTTCTACTTGGACCCTCCTTACGTTCCCGAGACCCGCAAGGGTGGCAGTTATGCGCATGAGTTGAATGAGGCGGATCATGTGGATCTGGTGTCGCGTTTGCTGTCGGTTGAGGGCTGCGTTCTGCTTTCGGGTTATCCAAATCCCGTCTATGAGGCCCTTCGTACGGCTGGTTGGTCTTATCGAGAGTGGAAGACTGTCTGCTCGGTTGCCGGACGGACGCGGGGTCATACTTCGGTTCGGAAGGACGATCTGGTTCGGACTGAGGCAGTGTGGTTCAATTATGGGGACTCGGGGGGATTGGGGTTGAATTGATTGATTTTGGGGGTTGACGGGGGGTGGGTTTTGGGGTTATAGGTGGGGGGCCCTGGACAGCACGCGTCTTGCGACGCGGGATCGTGCTTTTCAGGGCTTTTTTTTATGGGTCTCCTCCCTTCTCTGCTCGACAAGTTCCTTTTGTCCTTCCTCTGTGTGGCTCCTGCCATCCCCCGAGGAAAGTGGGGATTTCTGCGTTCCAAGCCCGTATTTTCCCTGAAAAGCACTTTCCCGGGGACTTGACATGAGCAAAACCCCGGTTCGGAAGCCCAAGCGGAAGGCTCAGGCACCGGCGCCCGTTTCCCGGGGCGCTTCCGTGTCGGTTCTTCCGGAAGACGAGGACCTGGCGCGGGTGGCGAGTGAGAAAATTGCCTCCGGCGATAAGGTTTCACGGGCCGAGCGTCAGGCGTTTCGCCGGGTGAACAAGGCTCGCGAGGAGGAATTGCGCGGGAGGTTTTACGAGACGGTGAGCAAGCGCGATTATGTGGCGCTGAGCGGCCGTCAAGTGAAGGTCCTGAACGAGCAGGCGGAGCGTTATAACATTCCGCTTCAAGGGCCGGTGGTGAATCTTTACCGGGTTTTGTCCCGTATGCACTCGATTCTGGCGGAGAACCGCCATGTGTTGAAGGTTACGGGGTCGGTGAGCGGGGGCGACCCGCTTCTGGACGGCGGCGCCGCGGCGATCACTTCTCCGAACTTGGAGAAGTACCGGGGCGAGAAGGCGGCTCTGGCCCGGTTGGAGCGTCTGGAGCGGGAGGGGGTGCTCATCAAGCGGGATCGGGTGCGTGAGGCGTTGACTAGGCTGGCTTATATCTTGAGGTCGGCCATGGACACGTTGCAGCGGTCTTGCGGGGAACCGGGGCGGGAGATTCTGGAAGAGGCTCTGGTCGAGTTCGAGCGGCAGATGGGGACGTTGTTCGGGGAGGGGGACGATCTGTATGCCGACAGTTCTGAGTGAACCGAAACAACAGACGAAACCGATTTCAACCACGAAAAACACGAAAGACACGAAAACCGCGACCGCTTACGCGGGCGAGACGCCCGCGCTCCCAGTTCGTTCTCCCCTGCTGGAAGAGTTGCGTTTGTTTGTGCGCGCCTCGCGGGCTCCCAAGTGGCGGACGATGCGGCAATTTGCCGAAGAGGAGATCATCCTCCCGAGCGGTCCGTTCAAGGGCCGGCATTTTCGCGTGAAGTATCAGCCGTATTCCGGGTTGTGGTTTGACGCGGTGGACTCGGGGAAGTGGCACAAGTTTGCGGTGACCGGGCCATCCCAATCCGGGAAAACGCTTTGCGCGAGTATCATTCCCTTGGCTTATTTTCTCTTCGAGGTGGTCGAGACTGTTCTTTTCGGTATTCCCGATATGGAAATGGCTGCGGACAAATGGCAACAAGATATTTTACCAGCACTGGAGCAAACCCGGTATAGCAAACTGCTTCCTCTTCGTGGTCCTGGCAGCCGTGCCGGCGGGAAGATGCAAAGCGTTTCGTTTCGGAATGGGACGACCCTTCGTTTTATGTCCGGGGGTGGCGGCGACAAGAGCCGCGCGGGTTATACGGCGCGCATTATCCTTCTCACTGAGGCAAACGCTTTTGGAAAGGCTTCGAAGACAAGTCAAGAGGGCGATCAGGCTTCCCAGTTGTTTGCCCGTGCCCAATCTTTCGGTTCCAATGGTCCGAAGCCGTTTGAGTTGGCCGAATGCACTCAAGAGACAGAAGAATCGCTTATTCACACGCGGTACTCGGCAGGCACCGCCAGCCGGATTGTCTGCCCCTGTGTGCATTGCGGGGTCTATGTCTCGCCCGAGCGGGAGCATTTTTCGGGGTGGCAGGAGTGCCAGGATATTCTGGAGGCTCGGGAGAAGGCCCGGTTTTACTGTCCCGAGTGTGGTCTTGAGATTGACGAAACGGCGCGGCGGTGGATGGTCGAGCGGTCGAAACTGGTGCATAAAGGGCAGCGTGTGGACCCGGATGGAACGATCGTTGGGGACGATCCCCGGACCGATACGCTGGGTTTCAGGTGGAGCGGTTTCCACAATCTTTTTCTTTCCTGCGCAGACCTTGGGGAGAAAGAGTGGTCCGCGAGCCAGGAGGAGGAGGAGGAGAAGGCGGAAAAGAAGATGTGCCAGTTTGTCTGGGCGAATCCGTATGTTTCTCCGGTGCTCGAGGAGGTGGAGTTGTCGAGTTCTTCCCTGGTGGCTCGACAGAGTTCGTATCCGAACCGGCTGGTTCCAGACGATGTTTCGATTTTGACGGTTGGGGTGGATCTTCACAAGTTCTTCGGCTGTCTCGGGGTTGTCGGGTTCGGAGAAAAGAGACTCTTTTGCATTGATTACAGCACCTTCGATGTTCCATCAAAAGACATGGCGGAAGAAAAAGCCTTACTGACGGCTCTTCTGGAGATTGAAGAGGTGATGAATGCGGGGTGGCCGAAGGAAAGCGGGGGCGTGGCGTTCCCAAACCTGGTGGGGATTGACTCGGGCTATAACCCGGCGGTGGTTTACAAGTTCTGCCGGGAGGCGAACGCCCGTCTGGGTTCCCGTCGGTATTTCCCGAGCAAGGGGTACGGTTCGGGTCAGGCGGTCGGCATGGAGCGCAGTTACCATGCTCCGAAAAAGTCGAAAGATGTGGTCCAGATTGGTCAGGGGTATCACTTCACACGGAAGGACGTGGAAGGGGTTTACCTGGCGCATGTGAACGCCGACGAGTGGAAGACGTGGCTCCACAAGCGTCTGGCGTGTCCCAAGGAAGAGGCGGGGGCCCTGGTTCTCTATAAAGCCCCCCAGCGGGAGCATTTGACGCTGGCGAAGCATCTGACGGCGGAAAGCGCGAGTCAGGAGTTTATCCAGGGGAAGGGGTCCATTCGGACCTGGGTTCGGAAACGTCAGGCGAATCATTATCTGGATTGTCTGTATGGTTGCTGCTGGCTGGGTCATTTTTGCGGTTACCGGCTGGCGGAGTCGAGAGAGGCAGCAAGACCGACGGTGCGGGTTGAATCGGGGTTGAGGGCTTCGCCCCTGGCCCGCCGCGGATTATCATACCGATAAGGAGATTGGGCTATGGCTCAGGGAAAAGGGAAGGAAGCAAAGGAAACTTCTGTGCCGACGGGGACGCCGGCGGTACGGGCCGAGCGGGGCGGCGCTGGGACGATTCTTGTGGAGTTGCCGGTTGTGCCGGAGGTGACTCGGGCGCGGATCTTTCATTTGCAGGCGCATCTTCAGGATCGTCACGCGACGGCTCTGGGGAGGTTCCGCGAGGGTCTCTGGGGGGAGAACGCGCGTTTTCGGGATGGTCAGCCGGTGAGTTCTCCGGCGGATTGCGTTCGGTATCTGCTGGAGAAGATGGCGGATGCGATGGGGATTCCGGAGTGAGGGAGGGGGACGGGAGTGGACGAGGTGGACAACATGGACGATGTGGACGGCCCCTCTCTGGATTGCGGGAAGGGGGCTGTGTCTGAAAGGGGGTTTTCGGGTTTGAAGGGGGGGGGGGTGAAGAAAGACCAAGTGGTATTTGACTACCATTTGGTATTCAGTTGACGGATTTTGTTTCTGCTTTGAAAGTGTCCCTTGTCCGGGGTATCGGCGAGGGACTTTTCGTTTCTTGCGATCCCCAACTTTCGCCGGAGGGCTGTCTGGAAGCCTCTGGCGGACAGGGTGACAGGCGCGGACACTTACGTCCGGTCTTGCAAGGGGTCTTGCTGCGTGGGGGTACCCGGGCGGGTGACTTCGGGGGTCTTTCCCGCCCGGGTCTTAACAACAATCCAACAGACATCGGGAGAATGGCGTGGATTTAGGCTCTCTATCGAAAGAGGAACTGGGGTTCCTGAGCGCGTTGGGAGCGGTGGCGCTTCAGATTGTTGTCACCGTGTATCACGCAGGGCGCATGAAGCAGCGTTTTGACGATCTGGAGAAGGCCGTGAAGAACGGAATCACGACGAAACAGGACAATCTGGCGAAGGCTTTTCAGGAGCAGTCGGCGCAGATCGCGAAGATAGAGGAGCGCTGCGCGGGACGGAAGGACGTGCTGGATCGGATTCAGGGGGACATTCGGGAGATTCGGGAGAGCCAGTAGTGGAGCGGGTGGACTGAGTGGACATTGTGGACGGGATGGACTTGGTGGACTGAGTGGACAGAGGCGACAGCGTGAATTGAGGGGTTTGAGCAGGCTGGATGGAGGGGAATTATGGGTTTGGTTGCTGAGATTCAGGCGATGATTGATCTGGAGAAGGCGGCTGAGGCGGGGCGGAAGCGTCGGGCGGTCGGCGACGATCTGTATCGCGCCTTTTGCCATGTGAAGAGCGGTCTGACTCAGGGACTTGAAGCCGACTTGCTGACTCCGGAACAGGCTGCGGCTCTGGAAGATGTGGCTGAGGCTCTGAGCGCTTTCGATTTTTTCTGGGTTGAAAACCCTGCGCCGATTCCGCTGGAGGTGGTTTTCCCGGAGGCCGAGAACCGGATCGAGGGAGAGAGTTTTCCCCAGGGGAATGATGAGGATCCGGAGGTGACGCATGGTTGATGTTGCGAGCCCAGGGACCACGATTGACAGCAGTCCAGCCGTTTCTCTAGATACGGCTCGAGACGCTTACCTGGAAAATGCGGACTATGCCGAGACGGGGAGTGTGGCGAAGGCTCGGGCGTTTGCGACTGCGTGCCGCCGGCTGCTGGTTCTGCTTCCGAAGAAGGCCGGGCATGGGCGGGGCGCCGAGGAAGTCGAGTTCGATCCGCTTCAGATTCGGGCGGAGCGCGAGGAGTGCGAGAAGTTTGTGAAGGTGGCCTCGGCGAGCGCGAACGGGCAACGGGGGACGCGTGCCGCGAGTTTCAGGAGTTTTCGATAACCGCAAGGGACACACGCAATGCGCAAGACGTCGCTGGATTTCACGAACTTTCCCCAGGCTTTTGCCGACATTCGGTCGGATTACGACGCTGCGCACAATTCGCGTTTTCGTCGCGAGTTGAAAGGGTTGGCGCCTCTGGGTTCCGGCGCCGACTTCCATGTGCGGAATGAGCGGGACATTTATTACATCATGGAGCTGGCTCGGTACCTGGACCGGAACGATCCGTTTGGCGGTGTTCTGGTGAACACGGCGGTTCGCAATACGCTTCAGGATGGCATGGATCCCGATCCTCAGACCGGGAGAGACGATGTCAACACGGCGTTGACCGAGATGTGGTGGGAGTGGAGCGAAGATCCCTACCAGGTGGATATTGCGGGGAAACACGATTTTCGGAAGTTTACCAGTCTGGCGCTGCGCCACTGGCTTGTGGACGGGGATTCGGTGTTTCTGGCTCTCGAGGGGGGGCGTTTGCAGCATATCGAGGGTCATCGGATTCGGACCCCGAACCGGACCAAGAAAAACGTCTTCTGCGGGATTCTTCGCGACCAGTACGGGCGGCCTCTTGAGTGCTGGGTGACGAAGAAAGACGACATGTACAACCGTTACGGCTCTCTTCTGGTGGATGATGTGGAGTGTTATCCCTTCCTGGACAAGGAGGGGAATCTTCAGGTTTTCCATGTTTACGACGCGACCCGGAGCAGCCAGACGCGGGGTGTTTCGGCGTTCGCGCCGGTGTTCGATGTGACGCTGATGGTGGGGGACGTTCGGTTTGCGACGCTGGTCCAGGCGCAGGCGGTGAGCAGTTATGTGTTGATCCGGACGCGGATGCTGGAAGGGGTGCCTCTGGATGCGTCCCGTCCGAATTCGGAGACTTCCCAGAATGAGGATGGGAGCACGTTGTCCCTGGAGAGTATCGGTCCGGGGATGATTTTCGAGGGGGCTCCCGGCGAGACACTCAACGGTTTTTCGCCGAACATCCCGAATCCGGAGCATATCCCATATATCAAGTCCCTGCTTCAACAGATCAGCATCAATCTGGGGGTTCCGATGTGTGTGGTGCTTCTGGACGGGAGCGAGACGAATTTCAGCGGTTTTCGCGGGGCGATAGACCAGGCGAAGATCGGCTGGCGGCAGAATCAGGAAACGCTGATGCGGACGTTTCTGCGTCCGGTTTACCGGTGGAAGGTGCGTGAGTTTATCCGGAAGAGCCCGTTTCTTCGGGATCTTCTGAAGAGCGGGACCCTGACCGAGTCCAAGTTGCTGAATCACTACTGGAAGCGTCCCCGGATGCCGTATATCGAGCCTCAGAAGGACGCGAACACGGACAAGATTCGGCTGGAGAACAACCTGACGAGTCCTCGGCGGGTGTTTGGGGAGCGTGGGGAAGACTTCGACGATGTGGCGAAAGAAATTATCGAGGACAAAGCCCGGATCATCACTCTGGCAATCAAGAAAGAGCGGGAGTTGAACAAGGAATTTCCGGGAGCCGAAGTCCATTGGCGCGACCTGACCGGGATGAAACCTGTGGTGGTGAAGCCGTTGGAGACTGAATCGAAAGGTTCGAAACCCGGGAATGGAGAAGACAAAGATGCTGCATAACATGGAAGTCCAGGTGGGGGAAGTTGCCGGTCAGGTGGCGCACCTGGACCAGTTCTTTGGTCCGTGGGCCGTGGAGGAAACGACGTTTTCGGGTCTGTTTTCCTGTGTGGGGAAGATGAATCTGGCGGCTCATGTGGCCACCTCGCGCGAGCGGGTTCTGTCGTCGTCTCCAGAGCGGTTTTCTCAGAGTGCGAGCGCGGAGTTTTCTCTGGCTCTGGTGCGGATGACGGGTCCGATGACGAAGTATGGGTCTTCGCTGACCGGTCCGGGGTCTCTGGAGGTGCGCAAGCAGATCCAGAGCGCGACGAGGGACCCGGAGGTGGGGGGCATTCTGCTGGTGATTGACAGTCCCGGCGGGTCCGTTCACGGAACGGGGGACCTGGCCGCCGAGGTGGCGAGGGCGGCCGAGAAGAAGCCGGTCTATGCGTTTATCGAGGACCTGGGGTGTTCGGCGGCTTACTGGGTGGCGAGCCAGGCGACGAAGGTTTATTGCAACGCGTCGGCTCGAGTGGGTTCGATCGGGACGTTTCTGGTTTTGTACGATTCGAGCGCGATGGCGGAGAAGTCGGGCGTTCGCGCGGTGGTGATTCGCGCGGGTTCGTTCAAGGGGGCCGGAGTGGACGGGGCTCCGATCACGGAAGAGCAGGAGGCGGAGTTTCAGCGTCTGGTGAACGAGTGCAACGATCAGTTTTTGTCGAGCGTGGCGTCTGGCCGTCGGGTTTCACGGGAAACGGTGACGGGCTGGGCAGACGGTCGGGCGCACGGGAGTTCGGCGGCGGTGGCAATGGGTCTGGTGGACGCAATCAGCACCCAGGACGGGGTGCTTGCGGATTTAATCGCGGCCTGTGCGGGCCGGAAATCACAGCGGAAAGGAGGGTCGCGCAGGATGGACGCAGCGACCTTTGCAGAAATCAAGGGGTCCCTTCCGACGGCCTCGGCGGACTTTATCGTCCGGCAGTTGGAAAAGGGCGCGAGCCTGGAGCAGGTGCAGGGCGCCTTTCAGGCGGAGCAGGAATCAAAGATCGTGGCGCTGGAGGCACAGGCGTCGGATCTGAAGGGTCAGATCGTGGCGCTGGAGGCGCAGAACGCAGACCTGAAGGGTCAGATCGAGGACCTGAAGAAGGTTCCGAAGGGTCTGGCGCCGGTGGCGTCGGATGGAAGCGTGGACGCGGGCGAGGCGTCGAGCGATCCGGTTTCGGCATGGAATACCGCAGTGAAGTCGGAAATGGGGGGCGGCAAGAGCCAGAAGGATGCTGTCCTTTTTCTGGCGCGCGAGCGTCCGGATCTTCACAGGGCTTACCTGGATCAGGTCAATCTGAAGCCGTAAGGACGGCGCGAGAAAAGGAGAAAGAGCAATGCCGACGGAAAAAAGAGCAGGGGTCATCACGGGAGTCGCCGATGGGGCGATTGCCCGTTACACGCGAGTGAAGTACGACTCGAACTGCAAGATCACGACCGCCGTTTTGACGGACGTTGGAATCGGAACCGCGGACAACGACACGGCCGCCGCAGGGGAATTGCTGGCCGTTCGCCTGAACGACGATCCGGGGACTCGCCTGATGATCGCCGCCGCGGCGATCTCGGCCGGGGTTCCGGTTTATACGGCGGCTGCGGGTCGCGTTTCGGCGACGGCCGCTTCGACGTCGTTCCGAGTGGGTTGGGCCCTGACAGCCGCGACGGCTGCGGGCGATCTGATCGAGGTGGCTCCGATGCCGCTGCTTGCGGCGCAGTCGTAACGATCTGAGAAAGAGAGAGGAGGGCATATAAAATGCCGAGAATGAGTGCAGAATCGACCCTGGCGACGTTGCGCCCGGATCTGGCGGCAATGATGGAGTTCGATGCGGCGGCCAGCCGCCAGGGTTTCATCGGTCTGAAAGTTTTGAAGCCGTTCGAGGTGGCCTCGGCCAGCGGCGAATACGTTCGCGTTCCTCTGGAGGCTTTTCTCCAGATTCAGGACGGGACGCGCGCCCCTCGGGCGGCCTACGGTCGCGACGACTGGACGTACACGAAGGATTCCTACAAGACGCAGGAGTACGGTCTTGAAGGTGTCGTGGACGACAACGAAGCCGCCTGTTTCCGTTCGCAGATCGACCACGAATCCGCGACTTTGGCCCGTACGCGCGACAACGTGCTGCGTGCCCAGGAAAAGCGGATCGCGGACAAGGTGTTCAATACGTCCACCTGGACGGGCGCCAGCCTGACGACGGCGGTCAGCGCTTCGTGGGCGACGACGTCAACGGATGTGATCGCGGACGTGAACGCGGCCCGGAAGAAGATATGGGATCAGACGGGTCTTCTGCCGAACACGCTGATCGTGAACTACTGGACGTTCCTGAATCTTCGCCGGAACCTGAAGATCATCGAGCGCCTGGAGGCGTCGGGTGCGGGTCAGCAGGCGACGCAGGCGCAGGTGACGGCGAATCTGGTGGCGCAGTGTTTCGACCTGGAGGACATCCTGATCGCGGGTTCTCCTTACAACAGCGCGAACCCGGCAGTGGCCGCGGCCACCATTGCCTCGATCTGGTCCACCAACCGGGCCATGCTGGCGGTGGTGAGCAATGGGGCTCAGGATGCGGTGGACGCTTGCATCGGTCGGACGTTCCACTGGGGCGAGGACGGTTCGAACATCGGGGGTCTGGTGGAACAGTACCGCGAGGAACAAGTTCGCGGGTCCATCATCCGGGTGCGCCACCAGGTGGGTGAGACGATCATCTACAAGGAGTGCGGGCACCTGCTCACGAACGTGAACGGCGGTACGGACTGATCGGTTGTGTGACAGGGGCGGGTTTGAAACCCGCCCCTACGGAATGGTGTGTGTGATGTCTCTTTTCGATTCCATCGCCCGCGCGAGTTTGAATCCGGCTCTTCTTTCGACGTTTGGAGAGCGGGTGGTTTATCGCCGTGGCGATGGGGTCGCCTTGAGCATCGAGGCGATTGTGGGGCCGTATGACGGGGAACTGGAGTACCTGGAACGGGGTCGCGAGACGACTGAAACGCGGCGTCTGACTGTGCTCCGCGATGCCTACAACGGCATCACGGAGCCCCAGGAGGATGTGGATGAGGTGACGATAAAGGGGGTGCTGTGGCGGGTGAAGAAGGTGGAGTCCGCCACGGCGACTGGGTTTGTGCTGGTGATCGAGCGGGTTATCCGGGAGTCGGTGAGCGTCCGGGATATTTTCGGGAAGTAACGAAGGGGCAATGGATAATGGACAATGGATAATGGATAGCGAACCGCAACCGAGAAACGCAGGCTCACGCGGAGGCGCGGAGAACCGCGAACTGCAAACGATTTTGGGGAACCGCAACCGATACCGATGAACCACGGAAGGCACGGAATACACGGAAACTGAAACTGCGAACTATAAAGGGGTTTGAGGGATGAGCGATACTCCGGGGACTAACCTTTTTACTGGGCCTTTGTATGGATTGGCGAACCTGTTGGCGCTTTGCCCGACCTGGCAGGGGTTGACCTGGGTGGCGCCTGCTGTTGATCCTTTGGATCCTCTGGAGGCTCCGATTCCGGATGAGGGGCAACTCTGGGCGGCGGCGATGAACCGGATTCGCCGTTATGATATGGACGTGAATGCTCTTCCACGCCCGTACGCGTTGATTATGGGGAAGAGCCGGAAACTGAGTACTAATTCGTGTTCGTCTTTTGGGCACTCAGGGGAACTGCTGCTGGGGATTGAGGTGGATTACAACCCGATCATAGCCCCGGCTGTGGCTCTTGAGAGTTTTGAACGGACACTGGGGAAACTTGTTCTGGAAATGACGGACATTCAGGGGACGACCAACGCGGTTGTGGGGGTGAGCGCCCTGGCTGTTTCTTCGATCGAGGTGGATATGCCGGAGGCTTGCAAGCGTCCGATTCAAAAGCGGAATCACTCGGATGCCTGGGATGAATTTTTGGTGGTCACGATGACGGTGACATACGGAGGAGGTTGACATTATGGTGGTGAACAATGGTTTTACGCTGTCTGCGGTGAAGGCGGGCGCGACGTTGCTTCCGCAGGTGCGGAGTACGCGCCTGGCTCCAGACCTGAAGAAGGCTGTGGAGGGGGGGGACGGTTCTCCGTATGCGTCGTTTGTGGGGGTGAACCAGGCGAATCCTTCCTTCGCCTTCACGTCCCGGGCGATTTCGATTCTCCTGACGAAAGCCGGTATGTCTGGTTGCGCGACTGCGACGGCGACGCCCCTGGTTTCGTACTGGCAGGCAATGATGAATCAGGGCCTGCGCGCGAGCGGGAGCGTTCATGTGAAGTTGCAGATGAACGATGGGTTCCTGTTCCCCGAGAAAGTCTCGGCCAGCCAGACGGAAGCGACGGTGGACATGAAGTGGCTGGGGATCTCGGACGGGATCAACGATCCCTATGCGGCGACGCTGGCGTCGGCTCTGACGGATTCCCCGATGGAGACGGAGGAGTTCGTGTGCGGTCCGGTTTACGTGAACGGGACCGCAGTGCCGGGTATCCAGAGTCTGGATGTGGATTTCGGTCTGAACGTGGTGTGCGAGTATTCGGACGGTCTGGTCTTTCCGACGAAGGTGTGGGTGGAGGTGGTGCGTCCCTCGATCAGTTTCACGACGCTGGAGATGAACTACCAAGACACGGTGAAGTTGCTGGGTCTGCGGGTGACGTCCATCAAGGCGTACCTGCGGAAGATGGCGACGACGTACGCGGCGCGCGTCCCGGACGCCACGGCGCAGCATGTGGGGTTCTGGGGGTACGGCGGTCTGCTGGATGCGGATGACGCGAGTGTGTCGCATCCGAGCCGGGGGGCGCTGAAACTGGTGTGGACTCCGCAGTGGGACGGGACGAACGCGGTGATGGAGATCAAGACGGCGACGGCGATTGCGGCGTAGGGGGCGGGGATAATTGATAATTGACAATGGATAATGGATAGCGAACCGCGAACCGCCACCGCCCCCGCAACTGCGTGGACTGGGTGGACGAGGTGGACTGAATGGACTGAGTGGACAACATGGACGGGGTGGAATGAGGGAGGTGGGGATGCCTGGATTTTTGTGGGTTTTTGAGAAGGACGGTCTTGTGGAGACTCCGAACGATATGCGGAGTTTCCTGTCTTTTGTGGAGCGTTTTGGCTTGGATCGGAAGGTTTTCGAGGGAGGCACAGTGGAGTGCCGCAATGTGCTGCGGGGCCCGGAGGGGATCATGGGGTTCGTTGCGGCGATGTCGCGGCGGGAGGATCTTCCGGGGAAGGCGGCGCTGCTGGAGTACAATGAGTCCACTCAGGTGTGGGGCCGGTTCAAGGTGAACGGGAAGCGCTTCTGGATCGGGTATGAGAAGGAGGGGGGGCTCCCCTCTCCGGACGATCTTCGGAGGGAGTTCTGTCAGGATGGTTACAACCTGACGCTTTCGGACGGGAACAAGTGGCTCTGTCCGGCGGCGAAGGCTTTGCCGCGGCGTCTGGGGCTGGATCGAGAGACGGGTGAGTTCCGCGAGGTGGTGAAGGGGGAGTTTGTTCCTCTTTGCGAGAAGGCGGATCGGATTTACGAGGAGGTCCGGGTGAAGGGGGATTCGTCCCTTTCGGCCCAGGAAGCGCATCTTCTGGCGATCGAGTGTCTTCGCCTGAACTATCACGTGGGGCTTTACGAGATGGAGACGCTGGGTTTTCTTTCGAACTCGGATCGCATGTGGATTATCCGGGCGCTGATTGATTTCGGCCCGGACGAGAAGGAAGAGGAGTCAAAAAAAAACGGCGAACCGGGCTGTGGTTGAGGGGTTTGCTGAAGGGGTACTGGCCGACGCTGGGAGACCTGGGGTGGATTGATTACTGGCTGGAACGAACGGGAGACGGATGATGTCGGATGGTTGGATGATCGAACTTCGTTCGGACCTGGAGCAAATGGGTATCCTTCCGGAGCGGAAATTCAACCAGGCCATGAAGATTGTTCTGAAAGATGGACTCCTCCACTGGAAAGCGTCCTATATGCGGAAGCATTTCACTTCCGCAGCCTACGGAGCCTATTACGAAGTCTATAAACGGTTGAAAGTCAAGTTTCGGAAACACCAGGACGAGTCCGGAGTCGAGACAAAAGAGCCGCTTGTTCTGACTGGGAACCTGAGAAACTACATGCTAAATCGCGGTGAGCAGGTTTCAGGAACCAGCAAACAGGCCAAGATGCGTCTCCGATATGGTCGTCCTCTGATGTCGGATGCGAAGAAGGAACAGGAGATCCGCATCCTGATCGCGAAGAGCGTCAAAGAGGGGGGGAAGCCTCTCACCTATAAGGAAGCCGAGAGCCAGTTGTATCGAAGTTGGGGGTACGGGAGACGGAACAGGGCGTATTTTCAGGAAGCAATCTCCGCGACAAATCCGAAGGAAATTCGAGAACTTTGTGAGTTTCACCGGGACGATTACCTGGAGCAGGCGAAAAAACTGGGCGAGCGCAAGCGGGTCCGGATCACGGGGTGACAAGGGATGGGTTCTTCTGACGGGACTGTGGTCATCACTCACAATGCTGATTCTTCGCAGATGCGGGCGGAGTACCAGAAGACTCTTGCTACCCAGGATCAGGTGATTGAAAAACTGAGGGAAGAAGTTCGCGCAGCCAAGGAAACAAGCAAGGAAAAGGAGTTTTATGCAAGGCAATCCGCCAGAAAACAAGTACAAGACGCGAAGAATTCTTTTAATGAGCAATTGAAAGAAAAAGATAAGGCTACGACTGCGGAAATTCAAAAAGATCGCATGAAGATGGTAGCCAAAAATCAACTATTGAAGCAGGAAGTGGTTGATTCAAAAATGGCAAACAAGCAGAAATTGGATGATCTAAAATCAGCAAACAAACAGGAAGTCTCCGATGCAGTTGCTGCCGAGCGAAAAATTCAAGCTCAAAAGCTTCAAGACAGACGTCATGCTCACAAAGAACAAATAAAATCACTTCTAGAGAAAGGCGAGGCCGAAAAGAAAGCGGCCTTCACCCTGGTTGAACAATCTCGGGCACACCAAAATGCCCAGTCTCAAGCCGGGAACTGGGTAAAAACAAACAAAAAAATCGAGGATTCTTTCAAGATGCTCGCCGCCGGCATTGTTTCGGGCGGCGGTATCGCCGGGGCGATCTACACGACGATCCATCTGGTGGATGAATTGGACAATGCGGTCGTGAATTTGAACAAGAAGATGCTCGAACAAACGGAGGGGAAGAAGCGGTTTGCCTCTTCGTTGGGCGTTGGATCTCCACTGACAACAGAAACTCGGGTGGCGGTCAAGAGTTCCGCCGCGAATCAGGCTGTCAATCCAGATGATGCCATAGAAGTCGCCCAGTCGTTGTTTGCCTTGAAAGAAGGGCGCCTGACAAAGGACCAGTTGATTCAGGAAACCGGCTATGTGCTGCAAGGCATGCGCGCCGGCGCCGGTTCGGCAGAACTGATGGACATGGGCGGGATGATCCAGGCGAAGGGTGGGCAGATCTGGGAGTCCCCCTATCTCGCGTATCAGGCGGGGAAGGACAGTCATCTCGGAACGAAAGAGATGGTGGAAATGGGTCGTTCCATGCCTTCCTGGAAGGATTACTGGTTCATGATGGCAGCGGGGGTTCCGATCCGCCAGGCGTTTCCCAAAGAGGCTCCGGCTTATTTGAGCAACGCCGGATCTGTTTTGAACTTGCCCGATTACCAAAAGGCTTTCGGACGTCTGGGCGTTGGGGGGGCTGACGAGGTGACGAAGATTCTGGCCTTGTCGCGGGCCGGAATCGACGACCCAGCGGAGATCGCCAATTTCTTCAACATCCAGGATAAAGAGAAGATTCTGGGTCTTTCGAATGTGATAAAAAACGCCCCCCAGACACTTTCCCGTCTTGAACGGTGGAAAAAAGAGGCTTCCCCCGATTTTGTAAGGTCGCAGAATGATCGGATCGCCAATTCCGACCCGGGTATCCGATTGGCGGAGTCTCAACAGAAAGCCCTTTATAAAAAGGAAGTAGAAACAACGGAAGTTCCCTGGGTTGGAGGAAGGACTCAGGCCGAGATCTTATTCAGACAAAGACAAGCAGCGCAGTTCAGAGGGGCTTGGGGTTTTGGCCCGGCTGCTCTGGTTGGCCTGGACAAAACGGAAGAAACCGGGGAATTGGGTCTTCTTCGTAGATACTTGCTTTGGGCTCAAAGAGGGGGGTTTTTCAAAGGGAGAGACGATCTGTATCGTCAAAAGATTGAATCCCTATCCAATGATGGTGTCGCCTCCAGTGGAGAGTTGAGAGAAGCCATCCAGAATAAAACTGAGGATGTTTCGGCGAAGTTGAGGCGGATGGGGATAGATCCACGGGGGAACGAAGTCGTGCAGGCGGGGATTCGCGAAGGAGATCCTCTCTATGTCACAACAAAACAGAATTTAATCGCTGTGAACGAACAGTTAAATGAGTTTGGTAAAAAACTCGGGATCGCGCAAAGGAACATGACCGATCTTGGAAGGCTTCCTGTTTCTCGAAACGGGGCTGGGATTGAATAATGGCGTCGTATTTTGTGGACAAGGCCGCGGGCGCAGACACGAACTCGGGGACTTCGGCGGGGGCGGCTTGGAAGCATTGTCCGGGGGATTCGCTTGCGACCGGGAGCGCGTCGGCTTGTGTGCTGGTGGCTGGGGATTTTGTTTACTTCAAGCGCGGGGTGACGTACCAGGGGGGGCAGATCACGTGCGCCTCGAGCGGGGCCGTGAAGGCTTCTGGGTCGAACGGGACGATCACGGCCGGCGGGGTTTTCGCGTCGAGCGGGGCGGGTTTCCTGACGGCGGGAGTGACGGCGGGTCTGGATTGGCTCTACGTCTACCACAACAAACAGGCTGTAACGGGGACGTGGGTGGAGGCGTGTGGGCTCTACGCGGTGGCGTCGGTGGATTCGGAAACGCAGTTGACGCTGGGAAGTTCCCCGGCGCGAGCGTGGGCGACGGCGGAACTGCCGTATTTCGTGATTCGTCCGATCACGTACAAGGCCGCCGTGGGGTGGGGGACGGGGGACGCGACGCTGTCGGGAGGGTCCTCGTTGTCCGTTATTATCAGCACGGGCGACAAGTCCTCGCTTCGATTTGAGGGGTTGAGTTTCACCGCCACGGCCTCGAGTGGGAACTATTACCGGGCGGCGCTCTGTCACCTGGCGAACGGATCGGACCATGTGCATGTGGTCAACTGCACGTTTTCGAGTTGCGGAGACAGCGGTCTCTACCTTGGGGGCAAGTATGTCTATGCCTCGGGTTGTGTCGCCACCTCCTGCGCGGCGTATGGGGTTCGCCTGGCCGGAGAGTCGAGCCATTATGAGCATAACGAAACGCATGACGGTTGCCGGGGCGGCGCCCAGGGAGGCCGTTGGGCGATCATCCGATACAGCAAGTTTTACAACCATGTGACCTCCTACAACGGGTATCATTCCGATTCAATCGGTTACATTGATGGGGGCTCTTCTTCGTATAACTCGTTCGGGTGGATATACGGTTGTCTGGTGGACAATTTCATCGAGGCGATGGCTCTCTATGGGACAGGTGGTGGGATGACGAACTGGGTCATCCATAGCAATGTGGTTGTTTCGCGGCGTTCTCAAACCGGGTACGGAGACGGCAGCGTCATGTTGCAGGGGTGCCGTTACATGTACTTTTTCAACAATACTTTCGTGGGTTACAACGACGGCGTTCTTGGTGGGATCGGCTCCAATTGCTTCTATGTAGAAGATCATGTAGCGGGGGCCGACGCGACAGACAACTCTTACCTGGTTTTCCGGAACAATATCGTCTATGCGACAGGCGGGAATGCGATCCGGCTCGATGCGAACCAGGCTGTTGGGGCCGATATAAACCGGAATCACTATTGTATCACGGGTGATTCTACCCCATTTCTCTATGCGCTGGCTGAAGAGTCTCTGGCTCAGTGGCAGGCCCTTGGCTTTGACACGGAAGGATTTCATTCCACGCATGGTCTTGCTACAGATCCGGCCTTCACTGATTTCACAAATCTGGATTTAACCTTGTCCTCATCCAGTCCCGATATCGGAATCGGTGAAGATTTATCCGCCTACTTCACCCTCGATCGTGCTGGACGGCCGCGGACGGTGACAGCGTGGGACCTGGGGGCTTACGGATATTCGAGCGGGAGTTCGGGTGGGACGGAAGAGCCGAGCGAGACGGGGGATTGTCTGGTCCTGTCGATCGGTGGCGGAGTCCTGGCTTTCAGGGTGGCCACGGGAGGATAAGATGAATCGTTATGTGACACACAACGCGACGGGGAGCGGGGATGGGACGTCTGTGGCGAGCGCGTGGACGCTGGCTCAGGCTTTGACAAATTACAGCCGGGTGTCGGCCAACTATGACGTTCTGTTGATTTGCAACACGGGTACGTACACGTACCCGAACGGTCTTCCTGCGACGGCGATGAATTTTACGAATGTGGGCACGGACGACTGTCCCCTGCTCATCCAGGGCGCGGACGCGAGCGGGAACTCGTATGAGGGGACGTCCAACATGGTGACGCTGGATGGTTCCGCCGATACGGGAATGACGGCCGGGAACGCTATTTTCAACATCACGACGGCGAATTCGTGCCTTCTTTTCCGGAATATCCACTTCAAGTCGGCAAAGTCCCATGGTGTTTCTTTGGGCGCGGTGTGCAATCCATATTTCATAGACTGCCGGTTTTCTTATGCCGGCGGGAGTGGATTCTACACGAACACAACGAGCGCGACGCCGACGTTCCACCGGTGCCGAATGGACCACAACGCGGCCTGGGGTTTTTATGCAGGAAGCAGCGCGCGCGGGCGCGGACATTTCAACGAGTGTGTGGTGGACAACAACACGAGCGGTGGGATTTGCGACTCTGTGGGAGGGGACTACGCGCAGCGTTGCCGCCTGTGGCGGACGCTGATTTTCAAAAACGGGGGGCCTGGTCTCTATATTCTGGGTGCGAGCGGGTTGGGTGGTCTGACAGTTCAGCATTGTACATTTTTCGGGAACAGCGGGCATGGGATCGATCTGACTACCTCGGCGGCGGCGGGTGGAAATTTCATTATCGAGGGGTGTATTTTCTCGAATTCGGCCAACGCCATGAGTTGCATTTTTGCTGGAACGTCGAGCGCCGTTCGCCTGGATTTTTTCACGATGCGGAACTGTTGTTCGTACAACAGCGGCAGCGGTGCGCATCTTTATGTCGGCGGCGGCGCGGTGAGTTTTCCGGGGTCCGGTCATGTTTACGAGGATCCTTCGTTTGTGAACACGACGAGCGGCTCGGAGGATTTGACTCCCCAAAACCTGAACCTTCGGAAGTCCCTGGCCAACGGTGCCGGGGGAACTTGCTATTTCTGGATCGGCGGGGTTCAACCGGCTCTGACAGTTTATACGGGTTCGAGCGGGGGAAGTTCGGCTCCGAGCGCGGCGGATGTGGCGGACGCGGTCCTGGCGGAACTGGTGAGCGATCACAGTTCCGTTTCTGGGAGCCTGGCGGCGGCTCTGGCGGGGCTGTTGAACGGGGTGAACTTGACGAAGGTGAATGGGAGCTCGTTCTCTCTGGCGAGCGGATTGGCCACTGGGACGGACCTAGCCGCAGTGGCGGCGAATGTGGCCAGCATGATCTCGTCGGGGGTGCTGCTGGCAGCTTCGCAGACGCTCTACGCACCGTCGAAAGATGGGGCTGCTATGGCTCTGACGGCTACCGAGCGCGGTGTGCTGGCGGATGCAGTCCTTGCGGAACTAGTGAGCGATCACAGTTCTGTTTCTGGAAGCCTGGCGGCGGCTCTGTCCACCCTGCTGAACGGGGTGAATCTGACCAAAGTGAACGGGAACACGTTTTCTCTGGCGAGCGGATTGGCCACAGAGAGCGCACTTTCGGCTGTGGCCAATAATGTCGCGAGCATGGTCTCTTCCGGGGTTCTGCTGGCGGCTTCGCAGTCGCTCTACGCTCCGGCGAAGGACGGTTCCGCGATGGCGCTGACGACTCCTGAACGAGCGGCGCTGTCGGCGCGGCTGGCGGATGAGGCTTTGAGCGGTCACTCGACGGCGGGAACGCTGGGTAAGGCTCTATATGACCTGGCGGCGGGGGCGATCCTGATGAACCTGACGGCCGCCTATGAAAAAGCGAAGACGGCGGCTCAGCCGGGAGACGAGATGGCGGTTCCGAGTTCGGTGACGGAGCCGCTGGGCGTGATTCAGGCGGTGGCCCAGACTCTGAGCCGAATGATCTCGAATGACGCCTTTACCACGGAAGCGATGGGGAATGTCTCGGCGGGAGGTCTGTCTCATCTTCCGACGGATAAACCCCTGACTGTGACCTGCACGGACTCGAGCGGGAACAAGGTGTTCGGGGTTCTGGTGCGGGTGTGTCGTGATTTCGAGGGGTCGGATGTGACGGATGCCTGGCTTACGGACGACTCCGGGAAGGTGACGTTCTGGGTGACTCCAGGGGTGAAGTATTACGTTTTCCGGAAGCATTCGTCGGTGCGGTTCGTTCCGAATCCGATGGAGGTGACAGTCAATTGATAATTGACAATGGATAATGGATAGCGAACCGCAACCGATGAACCACGAAAAACACGAAACACACGAAAACGGCGGGACTGCGAACCGATTGAAACACGAAGGAAACGAAGATGGCGAGTATCGGCGGGCGTAACGTGGCGACTATGAAGGGTCAGATTCAGCCGGCTCATGAGGAGTTGGAGGAGTTCGCGCGCCCTGGAACGGATGGGTACACGGTTCGTCTTCTGGGACGTCGGGCGCAGAATTCGACGATCGAGACGTTTGTGGATCTTTCCTCGAAACTGGGGATCTCAACGGAATTGGTCGCGTATAAGGCGATGGTGGGGACGTTCGTGTCGGTGGTGGACTCGAAGGGGACGGTGTGGAACCGGGTGCTGGTGAAGGCGGTGGACCCGGTGGACTCCGGGGCGATCGGTCTGGGGGTGGGCGGTTTGTGCGGGACGGGAGCCGGGGGGTTTCTGCGGTGCCGGTGGACGTTGAGGACGTGAAAGGGAATGGATAATTGATAATGGATAATGGATAGCGAACCACAACCGAAACAGAAACTGTTTTTTGGGAACCGCAACCGATAACCGCTTGAACCACGAAAGACACGAAAGACACGAAAACTGCAACCGATTGAAGGGATCTGGGTATGACGGTGAGTTATGGAGTTCCGGTGTGGCTGGATGGGGAACGGTGCCGTTTGTCGTGGTCGAGCGATGTGAGTGGGGCGGTGTTTCGGGTTTTCCGCGACGGCGATCTGGTGAGCACAACTCGCGCCACCAGTCTGCTGTTCGTGGTGGGTCCGGGGGAATCTCTGGACGTGGAGGTTCTGGACGATGCTCTGACCGAGCCGACCTATAACGCGCCAGGATATGCGGTTCTGCATTGGTGGCCGTCGAGCGGTGCGGCCGCGTACCGGGTGGAGGAGTTTGTGGAGGGTGCCTGGTCTGAGTCCGGTATTGTCCGAGAGGATGGTCGGGGTTTTCTGTCGTTCAAGACCCGGTGGCTGGGTGATGGATATTCGGGCGCCTGGCGTGTTGTCCCCATTGGAGCAGGAGGGCTGGAAGGGGCTGCGGTCTTGTTCGATGTGCGGGTGGTTCGGTTTCCCGCTCCGCCTGTGGCGGCCTGGAGCGCAAAGGGAGGCGGAGTGGTGGAGGTGAGTTGGAATTGATAATTGACAAAGGATAATGGAGAGCGAACCGCAACCGCAACCGAGAACCGCAGGTCTCGCGCAGAGACGCAGAGGCGCGGAGAACCGCAACCGCCACCGATTGAACCACGGAAGACACGGAGACTGCTACCGATTTTTGGGAACCGCAACCGATAACCGCAAGAACCACGAAATACACGAAAACTGCAACCGAGAACCGCAGAGGAGATTTTTGAGAGATGGGGGAGATTTGCGTGGGGGCTGACGGGGTTCGGTTGCTTCTCACCGGGGCGGATGCCGAGGGGGGGAGTCAAGGGGTTCACTCGCTTTCGCTTGGGGGTTTGTGCGGGTGCGTGGATCTGGCTTCGTTTGGCGTTCGGGTACGGAATGGGGGGTTCCCGGGGGTTGTTATTGAGTTTGCTTCTGGAATGAACGGCGCCGGAGACGGGATTCTGTCGGCGACGGATGGCTACCATTTGCAGTGGGCCCCACCCGGGCAGTCGAGCGGGGCGGCGGTTGCGATTGCGAATGGCGAGACTAAGGTTCTGAGCGGAAGCGATGTGAACCAATATGTTCGGGTCAGGCGGATCAGCGCATCTCCTCTGTCGGGTTCCCGGGTGGTGAATCTGCATGAGGTCTTCAACAATGCCCTGGGCGGGGAGGATGTGGAGAATCCGTCCGTTCAGGTTACGGAGTACCGGGGGCTGGCGCTGAAGAATGTTTCGGGGGGAACGGTTACGAATCTGCGGGTGTGGATTGATCCGTTTTTGACGGAGAATCTGGCGGTGGGTCTTGTGGCCGTTACGAGTGGGACCGGGATGCAGGATCTGGTGGTGGGCGGAGACCATGGGTCCGCTCCGAGTGGGGTGACGTTTTCGAGCGGTTACACGAGCGGGACAGGCGTGGCCCTGGCTTCCGTTTCGGCTGACGCGTATGCCGGGTTGTGGCTGCGAAGGATTGTGGCTGCGAACGCTCTTCCGTCTCCGTCGCGCCGGTGCATGATTCACTGGCAATGGACACAGGGCGACGTGACCTATTTTGGTCAGGCAATCGGGAAATTCCGAGTGGCGCGGGACAGTTATTCCGAGGTCAGGCTGTTTCACGCGGTGGGCGCTGCTCCTGACTTGAATGGGTCTTACACGGTGGTGTCGAGTTCTCCGGCTCAGGTGACGGGTCTGACAACTGCCGGTCGGCATTATTTCGCGTTGCGCCGGCGGAACCGATACGGGCTGGTGAGTCAGAATGTGGAAACGTGGAGTGTGGAACTGAATTCAAGCGGGAACGTGGTGGCTGACGCTCCGAGCAGTCCGAGCGAGGTCTCCCTGGTGGGTGGTGCGAGCGGTTCCGTGGTGGTGTCTGCGTTGTACGCTTACGCCGCGGACGGGTTGAAGCAGGGGAACGAGTGGCGGATCTGGGTGACGACGAACGGGAGCGATCCGAACCTGTTGAGCGCGCCGACGGCCATCGTGACGATGGGGAAGTCTGACGGGCTGGCGAAGTTATCCTATGCGGTGACGGGCCTGAGTGGATCGTGGGAGGTGCGCGCGGTGGTTCGGGTGGGTCGGACGTCGGACTCGAAAGTCTCGATAAACACGGACGTCCACGCGCTGACGGCGGCGGGCGCCGCGCTTGGTTCGGCGGCGGCGGCCTGTCACTTCGCGCTGGCCACCAAACCGGAAACGGTTCTGACGGTGTGGGGCAGCGGGAACAACCGGATTGACGTAGTGAAGGAGACAGGCGCGTTCCGTTTCATCCTGGGGGGCGTGGTGGTGGCGGGGGTGACAAACGGTCGTTTCTTCGCGAGCAAGGTGACGCCGGTGGTGGTGAACCCGTGGGGTTCTGTTCGGGTCCTGTCGGCGATGATCGAGATTGACAGCGGAACGGGGGCCCTGGAGATCGGGTGCTGGGTGAACAGTCGCTGGGAACGGCAATGGGAGATCGATACGGCGGGGAACGTGCGGGTGGCCTCTCAATTCACGAGTTCGTCTTATCCAGACAACACGCACGTGTCGAGCCAGTATATCGAATGGGACGCCGCGGGCACCCGGGTTCGATTCAATGACGTGTATCACGGGGGGAAAACGGTCCTCTCGTACGGGTACTACAACGGAGGGTTGACGGCCAAGGGGTGGCGTGGGTTGTGACGAGTGGGAGACTGAGATGGGTCTTGTTCAGACGATAGCGCCGCAGAGCAGCGGGGAAATCACCCGGGTGGAGCAGGTGGAGGTTCGCGTGAAGCGGACCTGGGAGTCGGGTTGGGAATCGGCTCCGTATCTGTACCCGGTTTCGAGTTTGTGCCAGACGTTTCCCGGAATCGGTCGGGCTCAGTTCGAGTATGACTATGGCTATCTGGCGCGTCCGGATCAGTCGAGTTTTTCGCGGTATCGTCCGCTGGATCTGGCGGGATACTTTGCGCAGATTGTGGTGGTGGGGTGGGGCGGCGAGGAGGTTCTCTGGGTCGGGATTCTGGATATTGATTCGGAGCAGGTGGACGGGAGCGTCCACGGGGCTTCGGGTCGGCAGGTGCTTCAGGGGTTCGAGTTGGGGCATCTGCTGGACCGGGTTACACTGACGAAATGCTGGGCGTACGATCCGCGATTGACTGCCGTGGTGAATGTGGGGAGCCTTCCGGATTTCAACCACAAGGGCCTAGTGGGACTTCAGACGCTTGGCAACCGGAGCACGGGGAAAGCGGTTCATCCAGAGACTGGCGGCACGTCGTATGTTTTCGGCGGGAGCGCGACGTGGAGCAATCTGGATATTCTGGAGTATTTACTGACGTGGCATTCGGCGGGTCCGTTCACGTGGGTCTTGTCGGGTCAATATGGGGTTCTTTCCCAGATTTCCGAGATCCACCGTTTCGAGGGCATGACGCTGTGGCATGCGCTGGGGGACCTGATAGACCGCCGGAGGGGTTTGGGGTGGCGGGTGATCCCTTCGGAGAGCGGGGTGCTGATTCTTCATGTTTTTTCCGTCCTGGGCGATCCGATTTGTTTCGGGGACGTGACGATTCCGGGGAATCCGGACCGGATTCCGAACCTGCGCCTGGACACAGACGTGACGATTGACGGTTGCCTGATGCACAATTCGGAGGCAACGGTTTTCGATGAAATCGAGGTGATCGGTGAACCGATCACGACGTGCTTTACGGTGTCCTTTGCAGACGGGAGCCTGGAGCGTGGATGGACCGAATCTGAATTCCAGGCGTATGTGGACCTGAACGAGTTGGGAAGTAACTGCGCAGACGCGACGCTGAACGATCAGGTGCGCGCGCAGGACAAATACAAGGTTGTCTTTCAGAAGTACCGGATCTCGCCGTTCTGGAATGGACTTCAAGTTTCGAGTTACGGGTCGTTTCCCGTTTTTCCTGTGTGCCTGACCAATGGGACGATCGACCCGACGGTTTCGGCGGGTTTCATTCGGAACTTCAAGTCCCTGGAGCGTCACCTGCCGTTCACCAAACCGGCGACGATTGCGGGCGCCGAACCGGAGCACCAGGAGCCCCTGGTGTTTTTTACGCTTTCGCCGACTTCCGGGGGGAGTTACCTGATTCAGGCAGACACTCCAGGTGACGCGAAGTGCTCGGTTCGGATGGCGGACGGTGAACTGGGGCTGATGGTCGAGGGGAAGATCAACCACGTATTAGCAAAGGGAATTTTCCTTCCGCAGGAGGGGTACAGCACGGCCACGAAGATCGAGCCGCTGGTGGATTACCGTTCGATGTACGCAACGGTGGCGGTGAAGACGGATGAGAACCTGCGGGTGGTGGTGCAGGCGCGGCCGGTGCAGGATGGGCAGATGCCGCGCCGGTTGACGATCAAGACGGATGGGGATTTGTGGTATGTGGCGCCGGGTACGGTGACGGGTTTGCTTCCGGTTTATGTTCCTCCGCCCGATCCAAACGACATCATCCTGCATCCCGGTTACTGGACGATGACCCTGAATCGTGTGGCGGGCGGGGTGGTGTATGACGACAGTCCGCGGTTGCGTCAGATCGGGCTGATGGCTGCGGCGTGGTATGGCCAGTCCCGGCTGGCGCTTCAGGTGGGGTGGCAGAAGTTGACGGTTCCGGCCCCGCTGGGTGCCTATCTGGATTCGGTGAGCACGGCGGGCCGTCGCCTGGCGGCGGGGACGGTCGTGACGGCGATCGAGCACGATTACCTGAAATGCCGGACGGAGTTGAGGACGAGTTATCTGGATCTGGATTTCCTGACGAGCGTTTCGAAGGGGGATCGGAAGTTTTCGTTCTTCGACAAGCGGCTGCGCAAGTTGGAACGGCGGGGGGCTAACCTGGTGGACCGATCGGGTGGCGGCGGTGGAGGAACTCAGATTTACAAGAATGGAGACTGGCTGGCGTGGGCGGAGGGGGACTGAGGGGCAATGGATAATTGACAATGGATAATGGATAGTGAACCGCGCCCGAAACCACCACCGAAAACCGATTTCAACCACGAAAGACACGAAAACTGCAATCGCGAACTGTAACCGTAGGGAAGGGATTGAAGGGAACCGCAAATGAGCGAGTTGTGGGAATTGCCTGAGAGCGATCCTGTGGCGCCGGGTTATGACGCCGAGCGGGGGTTTGTGACTGAGGCGGGTTTCGATTCGAGCGCTCTGGAGGACGGGGGTTTTGCCGAGTCTCTGGCCAGACAGTGGTGGGGGGTGAATTTCTACAAAAACGGGGCGCGTGTTGCGGATCTCCACGATGTGGAGGGGGGCAAGTTCGACAAGATTCGACGCATTTTCTGGAATTCGATCTACAAGAGGTTGCTGGCGCTCGGGGAGTTGAGCCTGGCGAATCCGATTTATCTGGGTGCGACTCCGGCTGACTGGTCCTCGACGCCTCTGGCGCCGTTCGCTGAGGAGTGTTCGTGGCCGGCCACAGGGAGTGGAAAGTCGCTGGCGCTGACGTGGGGGACCGGCAACACGGACCCGCGCGCGGTGCCGCGCGACAACGGCAACATTGTGTCCCCGATTCAACCGGGGGATTGGGTCTGGAGCGGTGGCGGGCAGTACGGGGTGGCGCGTCTGGTGGATGTTACGTGGGGGCTGGGGCAAAGCGCGACGCTGACGCTGAGCAAGCCGATCAACACGGGGCGGGGGAGCAGCAGCGTGACGGTGGCTCGGGAGAACCGGCTGGCAACGTTTCCGCTGGTGAGTCTGGACCCGGTCTTGTCGGGTCAATGCGTCTGGTGCCGGAAGAGCGCTCTTCAGTTCTGGCGGACGCTGCGGTCCGCCTACCCGAGTGTGACACGGTATCAGAAACTGATTTCTGCGGACGGGAACTGGCACTGCGCTCGAATGGGCGCGAGCGAGATTGACCCAGCGACGGTGAAGTTTGGAGACACGACGCCCTGTTCGGACTCGACGTGTCCTCTTTATTCTCGGTTGCGGTGCGGGTGGGTTCCGAACGCGCTCGAGTTGTCGAAGATTTTCGGCGCTCGAGGGCGATATCTGACGAAACTGGTTCCGCAGGACTCGGGGAGTGAGAGTCTGCGCGTCGGTCAGGAGAATTTTGACGGGCTGCTTTTGCTGATGGGGTTGCGGATCGCCCACTACACGGGTTCCCTGGAGATTTTCTGGAAGGATTTCTTCGGCGCTGGGCGGTTGCTGCACAAGACCGGGATTCTGGATGAAAACGGGTGGGAACTGTTTCTGGACCATGAGGGGTACCAGCAGTATTTCTTGAGCCGGACGCCGGCGCAGCCGGAAACGGACGATTGCGGTCTGCTGAAGGCTCTGGATGATGTGGAGAAGTTCGACTGGGCGGGCGGCGCGAGCGCGAGCAACCGGGCGCTGGTGAAGACTGTGACGAGGACGCCGCTTTGCACGCTGGAGAGGAAAATCGGGGTCAGGAGACTGAGCGGCCTTGTCCCTACGCTCGGTAAGCAGCAGAACCAGTCATATGGGGACACGAGCCTGACGATTCGGGGGGCGGGCGACGGAGTGGTGCAGCGGGTTCGGCGGCGGTCTTACGCGAGCGGGATGTTTCGTCCGAATGGAGGTCTGGAGTATGAGGACGACTTTGTACGGACGGAAAAGACCACCACGATGCAGTCTCTCCAGGATGGTTTCCAGTACAACCTGATGGTGCGGTTGCGTCAGTTTGGAGACGCGAAGAGCGCACCGACGGACAAGGGAGAAAAGACGCGGCTGACGGGACGGAAGATCGAGCGGGCGGTGGCGAGTGGGAATCTGTTGACGCTCGAGTTCGCCCTGGCCGAGATCGAGGTGAGCGTCCCGGCAACGGTGCCGTACGATACTCATTTTTCGAGCGGGGGGACGACTGTCCATCCGAAGCATTCGGTGGATGTGGTGTGGAATCCGCTGGCGAAGATGGAGGTGACGGACGCTCAGGGTTATCTGTACCCGGGCGACGTTTTGTACCTGAACGATGGGGTTTCTGAGAACGGCGGCGACCTTGAAAACTGGGGTTTGCTGTGTCTGTCGGCTGAGGCGTTTGGCGGTCAGGACGGCACGGTTGAGAACGAGTATAACGCTCCGATCTACGGCGTTCCGTCGCTTTACGCAACGAAGCACCAGGCGCGCGACAAGGCGGTGTTCTGGATCGGGAGCGAGAGCGGAAAGCGCGTGAAGGCGTGGCTGGACTCTCACGGGGGTACGACTGGTGGCGGGAGCAAGATCTGGAAGGTGGATCAAAGCGGGGTTTCTCCGGCTCCGATTGACGATCAGGGGAACAATACGGGTTACGCCCCCGTTGTGTATCGCTCGACGGCCACAGGAGCGGCGGAAGAGGTCGCGTCTGACTTCTGGCGATATGATGCATCGAGCGGCCGGTTGTATGTGAATGTGTCGGCGTGGCCGGCGGCGGATTATGTGGTCTCTGTGGTGGGCTGGTTTTTTGACAACCGGCACGTTCACCCGGTGAACAATTGCCTGGGCATCCGAAAGAACTTGGACGATGTGTGCGACCACGCGTGGATCCGGACGGCGCTCGGAACGGGCGGCGAGGACGTTTACTGGTGCGAGCGGTACCTGGACGGCGGCGTGGAGACGGAGTACACGTCGGCGTTGTTCGGTGTGGCCAACACGTTTGAGCGGGTATGGACTCGGGCCGATTTCACGCGGATTTTCCCGCCACCGGGTTCTGTGACTTTCAGCGGGTTTACTCGGGGGTTTATTTCCGCGCCTTACTCGACCACGGCGAACATGGCCGAGATGCTCTCGAGGGTGGTTTTCCAGTCGAACACGAAGGCGCTGAAGGTGACGAGTTATTCGGCGGCGTCGCTTGCCGCGTTTCGTTCGGAGGACATCGCCGAGGCGTTGATGGAGTTGGAAATCGAGGGCGGGTCTGTTCTGGGTGAGTCCTATTCCGAGGTGAACGGTTCGGCTGAGTATTCTTCTTCTCAGGCGGCGGTCACGCAGTTTTCTTTCCTGCTCTATGAGGGGACGGTGAACGGGGACGACTTCACGCCCAGCAACGCGTTCGCTGTTCCGGGAGGGACGCTGCGCCGGGTCCAGACAGGGGTGGACGAGAACAACAACCCGGTTTATGCCTACCGTGGGCTTGTGGATATGACTGCGGCTGTAAAGTTTATCCTCGATCACTTCTACGAGAACTTGAACCGGGAATATCTTCTGATTTTGGGTGGGCCGGGCCTGGGTCCGAACAGCGGAAGCGCTCGGGATCTGGCGCTTTCGTACACGCCCGGGTTCGGTGGCGACTACACGGGGCACACGAAGACGCCGGCGCTGGATGACACAGCCTCCCTGGCAACGACCGAGGTGACGTTTTCGAGCGCGAGCGTGGGAGATTTGTTCGTTCGGTTGGACAAGACGAAGGTGGGGAAGGCGTTCGAACTGCCGGACGGGTACAACGCTCAACTGGGGAGGGGAACGGGGGTTTGTCACTGGCCGAGTGGGTTATGAGTGTCCAGAAAGTTGTCCAGTTCGGTGGACTGATTTTCAAGAAGTTGAGGGATTCTGAAGGGAAAAGATGTCCGGAGGGAGGTCCTGAAATGAAGGTTGTTCTGGATACAATAGACGGCAAGGAAATTTGGGAGGTGGAGGATCAGATCGGGGTGTTTTTCTTCCGCTCGGGGCTGGCCATCGACGCGGATGGTTCGCCTCGAGCGTATCACCCTGACGGGTCTCCTCCCGGGCTGGATCGAACGAGCAACGCGGGGCGCCCGGGTCACTGGTACGGGCTGGTGACGAACGAGAGCGGGATGCCGATTGTGCAGACCGAGGACGATCCGGCGCCGGGGTTTTACGTCTCCCCAACCGCTCTCGGCAACGATCGGTATCTGGAGCGCGATCCGCGCAAGTATGTCAATTCGGAGCGGATTCCGTATTTCGTGCTGCCAGGTAAACGGACCCAGGGCGCTCGACTGGGAGACCTGGCCATGGTCCTGAACGAGCGGAACGGAATGAAGAGTGGCGCTGTGTTCGCTGACACGGGTCCGACGGATGAGATCGGAGAGGGCTCGATCGCGCTGGCCGAGCGGTTGGAGGTCCCGAGCGATCCGAAGCATGGCGGCTGCGGTAGTGGGATCGTGACGGTGGTGTTCCGGCATAGCCGGTGCGGATGGCCGCTGACGGCCGAGGAGATTGACCACGAGGCGGGCAAGTTGTTCGCGGAGTGGGGCGGCATCGAGCGGTTGAAGGCGCTGGGGGTGTGGAACAACGGATAATTGAGAATTGACAATGGAGAGCGAACCGAAAAGGGAAGGAGAGGGACAATGGGTGACGATAACAAACTGGACGTGGAAATTCAGAAGGACGGGCTGACCGGGAAACTGCTGAAGCCGTTCACGGTGAAGGTAAAGGGGAAGGAAATCACGGTGCCGGTGGGGTTTATGACGGACTTTGCGAGCGTGCCGCGGCTGTTCTGGCGTCTGGCTCCGCCCTGGGGTCTGTACTCGCGCGCAGCCGTGGTGCATGACTGGCTCTACCAGTCCGGGGCCTTCGACAAGGAAACAACGGACCTGATCTTCAAGGCGCTCATGGTTCGATACGGTGTCCCTGCCTGGAAGGCACAGTTGATGTATGCCGCGGTCAAATGGTTCGGAGGAAAGGCGTGGGATGCCTGCCGGAAGCGGCAGGAGAACCTGCCGGTGAATGTGGGGGGGCCGGGGAAGGAGACTCTGTAAATGGTTCTGCGATTGGTGGGAGTCGCTCTGGTGGTGCTGATGCTCCTGCTGGATGCGGCGCAGAGTCCTGGCCGAGAGCGGCCAGCGGCGCCCGATGTGGCGCTCGATGCGCAGTCGAGCGGGGTGGGCGGCGCGCCGGCGCCCTGGGCGAGTCTGTTCGATGTCAATGGGTTTCCCTTTCCCGGGGGAACCTCGATGTCTATCGAGGGCGCGCCGCCTTAG